TACTTCTCTTCCTGCTCAGGCATGATACGGATGGAGACTTTGCCCTTGGTCATCCATATCTTACCTGTGTGCTGATTTCCTACTGGGTCATTGCCCCATGGTGCTTTGGGTAACTTGCCAAACTTGTCTTCATCCCACTTCATCTTCTCTCTTCTCCACCCAGCGTTGCACCGCTGCGGTTAGATTTGCTCGGGTATATGTACCCTCTGCTTCGAGTATATTTAGGAGATTTTCTGCTCCCATGTATCGCTGTTCCAACGAGTTGCCTCTTCGACCAGTATAGTATGCCAGTGCTATAACAACTGTTGCGATCAGTGTGTGTATATATGGATCCATTACTTTCTCCTCAATTCAGACTCTATTCTACATCAAGCGGAATAGGGTGTCAACTACATCTTAAACCCTTCAGATGCTATCTTCTTACCAGCAGTGGTGAGGTCAAAGATTGGTCCAGTATCCTCTGCTGCCTTTCCCGCACCATCGTTCATCAACGTCTGGTCTTCGGGGTCAATGTCATACAACTTCATCTTGCTTCTGTCCACGCCAACAACGAACCTCTCGTGCATACCTGGATCCGCATACCTATTCTTCAGGGTCTTCACCATGATCTGCCCAAGACTCTTCAACTCATCGTTGCTAATCAGCGCAAGCATAAGGTCAGCAGTCGCTGGCAATCCAAACGACTCACTGGTGTCCTCGAGTCCGATGTCGGAGTTACCAAACCCACTGCGTGTCGTCTGTGTTGCTGTCATAACAGGCAGGTTGAACTCCACTGCTAACCCACGAAGTTCCTCAGCAATGCTTTTGATGAAAGTGTACGAATTAACAGAACCACCCTGCTTGATCCTACTGCTGCCGCAGATGTTAAGGTAATCGATGTATATGATGTCGGGTACGAACTTCTTCTTGAGTTTCAGTTCATTCAGTAACGCACGAAAATGACCCGCGTGTGCCTGTGATGTGGGGTACTCCTTTATGATGAGTTTACCATGCGTCTTCGCTGCTATCTTATCTACCTTCGAGGTGAACGTCTCACGACTGAGGTCTGTGATCTTATCCAGAGACACATCAAGCAGATTGGCGTCAATACGTTCTGCGATTCGCTCCTCTGCCATTTCCATCGTGATATACAGTGCGTTCTTTCCCTGAGAGAGCGCAGCGGCAGCAGCATGGCACATGAAGAGTGACTTACCAACACCCGTTCCCGCAAGGATTACATTCAGGGACTTCCTAGGAAGACCACCTTTAGTGATGACATTCAAATATTCTATATCGAATGGGACACGTTCCTCTACTCTATGGTAGAAGTCGTATCGAGCATCTGCATTAGACAGATAGTCGTGACCAACGTTCGTGTCGAATGTGACAGCGAGTGCCTTCGACAGTATCTCAGGCAATGCGTTCTTCGTCATCGTCTGGTGCTTACCATCAATGATCGAGATAGACTCCATGACTGCATTGAACAGTGCGCGGTCTTGACACCACTTCTCTGTATTCTCGAGCAACCATGCTGGGTCTGTCAGTTTATCTTCAGTGAAGAGATCAGGGAGTATATCTATTGCGTGTTCAAAGATCTGATCACTCGCGGGATTCTCGGACTCCTTCAGGGAGATACGAAACGATTCCTGTGACGGGAGGTTGTTATACTTGGCGACATACTGCACATACTCTTTGAACAGGAACTGGTGTGTCCCCTCGAAGTATGCTGGATCCATGAATGGAACCACCTTGCGCATGAAGGCATCGTTCGTGAAGAACTGCTTCAATATCATACTGGGCATATCAGAGGTCAATGTAATCTCCTGTTGTTGTGTCGTCAGAGTCAGGCGTGTGATTCTTGAATACCTGCATCAATATGGTTGCCATATAGTTTGCGATATCCAACTCGTTTATCGTGAATCCTTCAGGGAGTTCTGGGCGGTGGACAACATCATAGTCAAAAGATAATCGACCATCATCAGTCGCCTCAAAGCGGTCATACCGTATAACCCAATTGGTGAAGTCACCTTTGAGTATGATGATCACCCACCCTTCTTCGTTGTCGGGTATTGTTGGGTCTGGTGCCATTATCCAATCTTCACCCTCTACGAGAGGAAGATCTTCGACCTCGGGGAAGTCTACAAGGTTTATTGGTGTGAGAGTTACACCCTCATCACTATCGTGTTCCATAATCAAACTCCCAGTCTATAGGAACATCGATTATGTTGGCATCTCCTAACTGGACAAAGTTTACATATCCTTCTGGTTCACGCGACTTATACTCTGTTGCCTCTACAACAAGCAGTGGTACAGTCTGGCCAACCATGTCAGCGTACCAGCGCATGCCATCACCGCGACTCGTAATCAACAGTGCCTTCTGGAACTTATTGTTCTCCATCGCCATTATTCTATACCCAAGTCAATTTCGGCAATCTCGCCACCGATCTGATAGGACTCTTTGATGAACGTCTTGAAGTCTGTTGCCTCAAAGATAGGTGTCCAGAACTCAGAGGTCATGGTGTCCTTCTCACGGAGTTTGCCATCAAGTATCTCGCCAGTCTCTTTGTTGACCCTTTGATACCAACCATTGCTCGGTTTGATAACATAACCACCAGCAATAGCAAGATCAAGCAACCCAGACCACTGCTCAATGCCGCCACTCCAAGAAACCGACACAGGGACTTTAGACTTCTCTCGCACAAAGCGCGACTTTTCGACATTGATGATGAAATCATATCCTGTTATCTCTGTTCCTGTTTTGTTCTGACGACGACCAATGATCCAGACGTTGTCTGCTGAGTACATGATACCAGTACCACCTGAGACGATGTCCTTCGGGAACAGACCGATCTCTTTGTACGTGTGGTTGATGGCAAGCATAGGGATGTCTTTCATTGTAAGGTATGGTGTACACATACGGAACAAACCCTTCAGTGCTTTGGCACGAGTCATATCTGCTACACCCTTCTCGCTCAGGGCATCATCCAGTTCCTTCTTGGATGCCATGTTACCGATAGAGTCAATCACGATACACACCTTGTCTTTCTCGTCCAACTCTTCCAACTGGTGGATGAGGTCAAACTTCAACTCTTCGACGTTGGTGATAGGAGTGTGCAGGACACGCTCAGTATCGATACCGAATGTCTCGAAGTACGACTGGGGCGAACCAAACTCACTATCGTAGAACAACACGACTGCGTCTTTGTGCGCACGTTGGTATGCTGCTGCCATGAGCAGGGCAAAGGAGGTCTTGAAGTGCTTGCTTGGACCAGCGAGGACTGTTAGTCCACTGACCAGACCACCATCGATGTCGCCACTCAGGGCAACGTTGACCATAGGTACACCAGTGTCGATCTGCGTCTTGGTGCCAAAGAACTTGGAAGTCGCCAGTGGTGCTGACAGTTTGATTTTACTGTTTTTCTTCAGTTTGTCCATAATGGATGACATATTATTCATCTCCTTTTGCGTTTAATTTGAGAACTGTTTCGAGCAGAGGCAGGTGGCCACTGTGCTGCCTGACGAGGTCTGATAATGCAGAGGTGTCTTGGGTGCCAACACCCGACCAGTCTGTAGTGCCTATGCGATGGTCAACGACTATTGCCCTTGCTGTCATCGGAAAGTTTACCCCGACGAGTTCCATTCCAGAGATGACCTTAGACAGTTCAGCGAAGAATACAGTCTTGGTGTTCAGGTATGCTTTGATTCCTTGATAGACAACCTGCGCCTCCACAGGCATGCATATATGTACAGCACCTTTATCTTTTGGAAAGGTTAAGTAAGAGTTGTATGCGAAGAAGTCCATCAGTGCTTCACATGATTCTTGCAGACCACCAAGGATGATATAATCTGGATTGACATAATCATGGGAAGTATTGGTATCTGATGACAGGTCAGGAGCATATATGAAACGTCCGAGTGCTGCATCAGCGTGCAGGGTTTCTAATAGAGCAGTCAGTGTTTCCATAGGCAGGTCTGATTTGAGTATGACACCAGACTTTGTCTGACGAATCAACTTCAGTACTGCATCAATGGTAGATGTAAAGTCGTCATTGCTGGTTGGGATGCATACAAATGTCAGGGCAGGTTCTTGCTCACAGAGTTGGTCTATCGTTATATTGTACTTTGGGTCACAGAGGAAACGGTCAACATGCGGGACGAGAGACCTCTCGACTGCTGTACCCATCCTACCATGACCGATTATGCCCACAATTGGTTTGTCTCCCTTGCCATAGTCAGGGTCTGTGCTCAATAGCATGGCGTGTTCTTGTTGTTCATTCATATGTGTGTTCCTCAACGTAGAGTTCTATTATAGTCGAACGGGATTGGTATGTCAATGCGGGTTTGTAACATAATAGTACATCCGAAACATCTTTCTGCGCACCTGATAATCTTTGTTTTGTTTCCTGCGCCATCCAAAGAAACAGTTGCGACGATGCTTCCTCCTGATCCTCCGACGAGTCTGATGCTCACGAGGTTGGATGATACTACTCATCCCTGCTCGTCTTGTTCTATTTGTGATTCTGTTTTGTCTCATATTTCTACGTGTCTGCGCTTTCAACTTATTGTTATCTCCGCTTCTGTCTTGATGACGACTCTTGCGCCACATGGTAGGATGGTGCTGTCGTTTCCACCATAGATGACTGTGGATGCACCATGTATTTCTACTTGGTGACCATAGGTGTTGGTGCGTCCTTCCTTCACGGTGAGGACAGGTTCATTGGTTCCATTCTTCTTGTTGGAACGGATGATATGCTGGTTTACATGGATGTATTTAATAGTCATTCTTTCTTCCATATAAATGTATCATCATAGTTGAAGTATGGGGTTTCTATTTTATTATCAAGTCTAAATTCTAACACAGCATGGCGAGTCTCCCTCGCTTCATAGTCGTGACCCATAACCAGACCACCTTGCTTGATCTTGGGATACCAAGCAGTCATCTCATCTATGAGTTGCTGCTGTGATAGGTGAGCATCAAAGAACACGAAGTCCATTGTTCCATCTTCATACCTCTTTGCTGCTTCGATAGTGTCCACCTCGAGAATAGTTGCGCGGTCAGCACAACCAGACCAATAAATGAAGTTGATGGCAGTGTTGCGGATAAACTCTATCTGCTTCTGGTCGCGAACCATTTCACCACCACCGACTTTATCTACATATGGTTCCCACTTGTCTACACCAATCAGTTCATCGACATTGGTACACACTTGCAACATGGTACAGAAACTGTTTGCTTGGTACAAACCCAACTCAACGCCACGGAGGTTCGGACCATGCGCTGCTACTGCAAGGACTATTGAGCGATTGTCTGGGTACGTGTTTCTGAAATTGTATGTATCCATGCCCTGCGACATGACCGCAGGGGTCATCTGATTAGGAGTCCTCCTGTCTGTATGCGATGGTTTGCCGTATGAGTATCTCAGAGTCATAGTGGGTACACCTTGCTGATTACTTGGGCACATGCCTTGGCGATGTCCATGTGCTCGAGTTGAGTTCCGTTTTCACTGCGCAGTTCAATGTAGTGGATCCAAGAGCGCAGAGTTCCGTTCATGTACAGACGCGATACTGTGTTGCCTTCGGGCAGTACACATCGTGCTTGTTCCTTTGCGATACCATGGTCGATCGCCCACTGGTATGCTTCCTTTGCTGCACTTATCACAGATGCTTGCTGCAACTTCCAGTCTGTGTCAAGGCGTGAACCCTCTTCGAGTTCTACACTGTTCTGTCTGTTCTTCTCGTCCTGTAGGCGAGCATCACGCAACTCAAACGCTCCATCTACCAGTTCATCAACAGGGTTGGCGTATCGCTGACTGAACTCTTGGAATGAGAACGACCTGTGGCGCAGCATCTGTCGTGCTATGTCTCTGGTTGTCTCTATCTCAAGACACATGCTGACCATTTCAAATGGCGACCAGTGGGCGTTCTTCTTCAGGTAGTTTAACAACCTGTCGTTGGTGCTTTGGTTCATCTGGTTTGCTGGGTTGGATACTCTCGCGCAGTGTGCAACAAGATCACTTATGCTGTTGTTGGTGAACGTGTGGTTGAATGCATCTGCTGCTTTGCTGTAACTGATTAGTTCGACTTTCATTATTACTCCTCGAAGGTATTTGCATATGCCCATTCCAAAGCACCACCTGCTTCTCTGGATAGTGGACGGTTTTCGTACCAGTTGCCTGTTTCTTGATCGAGTTCAGTACACATCATGGCAATCTGGTCTTGTGTGATGGGATACTTCTTCTTGACTGCGTTGCATGCTGTTGCGATCATGATAGCATACATCTGCGAGTACCAACCAGACTCGTTTACGGACTTATACTTCTCTGCCATTTTGTTCGGGAAGAACGGGCAGTCACGGTATCCACTCCATGAGAAGTTGGTGTTTGTCAGAGAGGACTTGCGATACTCAAGCACCTGCTTGCGCATCTCTGGGGACATGCGGTCGAGGAATGAGTTGCCTGTCTTCTCAACATATGGATATAGAATCTTCAACTTACCAACAGAGATAGGTGCACCTGTCTTACGATAGAAGAAGTTGTGCGCACCCTTGTAGTCTGCTGGGATATAGTACATGCGCGAACTGTCTTTGGTCTGCTCGTCACCGAGTTCACCGAGGTACTTGTTCAGGGCAAACCAGAACTGCTTGATCTCATCTGCCTCGACCACTCGGTCAAGGTCGAACACAATGCGGAACTTTGGTTTCTCTGGCGTGGATGACGCAGTGGAGTAGATGATGAAGTTGTGCTTCAGGGACTCGACCAGTTTGTCCACATCACCAGTGAAGTCGTCAACGTCGACTGCTGCCCACTTGCCCCACTGGGTCACGTTCTTGTTAGACCGTGTGCTCTCTTCCACATACAGGGAAGGACTGATGAGGTATGCATCCAACTTGGTGTCAAGTGGTTGCTTGGACAGGAATTCCAACAGGGCAGTGAACTCCTCCCATGTAGCGAAGTCTGCCCGTCTGTGCGTTTTATTATCGAACGCTGATTTGAATATTGTTAGCGAGTACATGATTTATCCAAAGAAGTCTTCAAGTGATATAGACTCTTCCTCTGACCAACCAATCGCTTCAAGTACAGGTCGGACAACAGCGAGGAATGCCTTGTCGAATTGTTTGTCATAGTCAACATACTTATGTAGACCAAAGTCCTCAGGCAGATAGTCGTAGAACGAGATGATGTTCTGCTTGATGTGGTTCTTTGGGTTGAGGTAGATGAACTTGATCTTCTCTCCATCCTTGATGGCAGTGTGTCTCTTCTCCAGACCACCGTCCTTCAACAACTTGTTGTACGTCAGGGCACCACGCACGTGGATCGGGCATCCTTTCTTGTATACAGTATACGGGTCACGCCACTTACCTATGTCCGACACACCACGTGGGAATGCGACCTCATGCGGTTGTAGACTGTTGAAGTGCTTGCGGAATAATTGTATAGCATTCTGCGTGTCCTTCTCTGTACCAGTGATCATGATCTTGAACAAACCCTTCAGGGCATCACGACAGGAGGCAGGAGTCGAGGACTTGACTGCTTCAATGCCCATGATCTTCAGTTTAGGTTTCGCATACTGCACACCCTCGTTGTTGTGCACGTTCAGGATGTAGCGTTTCTTGGCAGTCCAGATACCGTTGTCTGCGATTGCCTCACGACCCATCACCATCTTGTTATCATAGGCATGCATGTATGTAGCGAGGTCTTCATATGACTTGGTGAATAGAGGCACGAACTTGTCCTTGCCTATCTGGTCGAGCAACTTGACTGTCTGTGCGGTGTCGGTCAATCCCATCTTGTCTACCAGTGGACCAAAGTTCACATACAGCGAGTCAGTGTCCATGGCAACCACATAGTCGAAGTTGTCCGTACCAACTATCTTGTTCATGTAGTCATTCACTGCACGTTCTGCCCAGCGGATAGACAACTGACCAGACAGCGTGATTGCTTCTGCCATGCGGATGTCGTAGTATCGGAACCACCTGTTAGCGAGTGCGCCATAAAGTGAGTTCATCATAATTTTAATCGCCATTTGCTGATTGTCGAGTTTGGCGATATCTTTCTCAGCAGCAGCATCACCTGCCTCAACCTGCCCTTGTAACTTGAGCATGTTCTGTTTGATCTGCTTCCTCTCAGCATACAGTCCGTGAATGATATTGGGCAACACACCCTGACCATCCTTGGTGAAGTGCACGCCATTAGCGGCAATTGATTCGGACGGGGATACGGAGTCAGGTCGAGTACCATCAAGGCAGTTGTCGACGGTGACACCAACAGTACGGTTGCCCGAGATAGTCTCAGGCGACATGTTGTACTGCATGATGAGGTGAGGATACAGAGAGTTCAAGTCAAACGATACCACCCACTTGTGGCGACCGACCTGTGGTTCCTTAACATAACCACCAGCGAATGCCTCAGCATCGTTTTCTTTCTTGGGAGGTACAACAACCTTGCGCTTACATAGTTCACGATATATGTAGGTGTCCCACAACTGCGTGGTTCCGAAGGACTCTTGGTAGTTACACCCACCCTTGTATGCTATGGTCATTGCCAGTTCAATCAACCCCAACTTCTCGTCAATACGCTCGACCAACTGAACATCCTTGATGTTATAGTCGATGAACTTCTGGTAGTCTTCCTTGTACAGCGTGTACAGGTTGCCATGCTCCTCATAGGAGAGTTTCTTCTCGCCCAGCACCACGTTGGCGATGTGGTCGAGTTTGTACGACTCCTGTACACCAAAGGTCAGGTTGCCAAACTTCTGGAACAACTCGTAGTAATCCAACTGCTCAATACCAACCATGTCATACGTCTGCATTTCGCGACCCTTGACGTGTATGTTCTTCTCACGGACTACGTTCCACGGAGAATACTTCTTGTATGTGTCACCACCAATCATACGCTTCGTGCGGTTGATGAGATATGGGAAGTCGAATCCGCGACAGTTCCAACCAGTGACAACATCAGGGCAGGTGTCCTTTCCATTCCAGAAGTTGACAAACTTCAACAGCAGGTCGACTTCGCCAGCGCACTTGATGAACTTGATGTCAGCAGGGTCAACGTCAATGTGCTTGGTGCATAGTTCAGGGTCATACTCGTCGAGGAGTGCCCAAATATAATAGGTTGGTTTGCCATGGTACTTGAGGCAGATAGACTGGACTTCGCGGAGAGCATCAACAGGTTCAGGGAACCCATCATCAGAGGCGACCTCGATGTCGATGTCAGCAACCAGCACCTGCTTGGGGTCAAACTGTATCTCGTTGGGAAACTTATCTTGGATGTACTGCGCGGCAAAATTGTTATTGCCATGTGCTTCGAGTGAATCCACATATTCATAACGCTTGCTGAATTCGGTTGCCTCTTTCATTGTATCGAAAGAGACAGAGGATACTGGACGACCGTCCATCGTTGTCCAACCTTCATTGTTGTTCTTTGATGTCAGGTA